GCAGGCAAGACCATTTCGCGCTCGTGGAGTTGCGTCAACGGATTCAGGCCCGCCGGAATATCGAAGCCGCCCGCTGCGGATGGCACCTCTGTACGGCTCACGCTTGTGCTTGACCCACCACCACCACCAAGGGACATAACCGCAGCAAATAACGCCGCCATTGCCGCAAGCGCAAGCACAGGCCCCACATAGGGGATGCCCGCCATTGCCTTTGCCCCGCCTGCACCCGCCTGCACGGCGTCTTTGGCAACGTTTGCCGTCGTTTCCGTTGCTTTGATCTGCATCGACTGCCCGGACGCCATGCGCTGCATCATCACGGATTGTGATGCAATCAAGCGGCCAATAGCAGTTTCTCGGATCGCACGCATTGCCATTTGTGCCAGCGGCTTTGCAATCATCTCTTGCAGGTAGCTTGCAAACACCTGACGGTATAGATTTGTAAGCGCCTGCCGCCACGTTTGGGCATGCGTTAGCATCCCTTGCAGGGAGGATGCAAACCCCTGCTCCATCGATTGAAAGATGTTGTCAGCTGGGGTTGCTGAATTGATAATCTGCTTGTTACCAATTTCGCGCAACATCTGGCGATGCTGAATTTCTAGGTTCAAGATTTCGTTCTTGATCCTTGCATACTCTTCCGGGTTCATGTCCGGGTCTTTGGACATAAGTAGGAGCCGGTCTTCGAGCGCCTGGCGGGCGATCTGGTACCGCTCGTTCTCGAACTGCTGCTGCGATGCTAGGCGCTGCTGCAAAGAAATTTCGCCTAACTGATACTCAAGTTCTGATGCCTGCTCCGCCGCATCCACGCCCGCATATGCGGATGCAATCTTAGCCTCCTTTTCAACCTCAAGGACACGTGCGATTTGCTCGGCTTTCGCGCGTTCAATCTTGACAATCTCGGCGGCGGCCTTTTTGTACTCATTGGAGTCCTTGCCGAACATGGCCCGAGTTTCCTCGGCCATTTCCCTTGCGATGCGCAGCCGCTCATCGTAATTGTTTCGCCATCCGTCAAGCTCTGACTTTAGATCCACCATCCGCGCCTGAAACGCCTTCTTACGGATACCCTCTAACTCGCGTTGCCGCTCCCTCTCAGCGGCCAGCGCAGCTTTCCTAGCGCTATCGTCTTCCTTGTCACCCTTCCCCTCATAACTCTTCCCCCCACCTTCCTGCCCTTTCGCCTCCGTCGTGTTGCCAGATACCCGCGCAAACAGGCGCTCACGCACCCCCTCAGCCTTCTTCAGGATCGTGTCGTAGGCCGCGCCAAAGTTGTCTTTGACTGCCGATGCCATGAAGCCAAGTTCAGCCTTTGCCCCAGCGAAGTCGCCGGAGAATGCCTTGGTGATTGCAATACTGAACCCGCCTACCAAGGTGCCAATGCTCTGGATACCTGCCTTGATGACCGCCCATGTTGATTGCGCTGCAAAGGCGAGGCCATCGAATGCTGTAGCAAGAACGCCCACCGCGATCTTCATCGCGCGCACGGCATCCGGGCCATTCTCGGCGAGGAAGTTCGCGAGCTCGGTCATGACCGGCATGAGCATGTCGCCCACGGCCTTCCAGAGCGCCTCCACCACGTCGCCGGCGTCGTTCATGGCGGCGCGGTAGGCGCTGACCGCCTCGACATTCTCTTGCCCTACAACAGCCCCCAGCGCCTCGGCCTTTTCCTTGGCGTCATCAATCCGCTGGGCGTTGAGGTCGAGCAACTCGGAGGTGACAGAAACACCACGCCCAAATAACTCCTGAGCGGCAAGGTTGCGATCTGTGCCGGCCTTGTATTCGCGCAAAACCCCTAGCGCATCCATCACTAGGTCTTTTTGGTCTCGGAAGTCGCCGTTCGCGTCGCGTGTCGCCAGCCCCATCGCCTTGAGGCCATCTTCGTTGTTGCGAAGCTGGCGGTTCATCGCCTGGGTGAGCGTGATGAATTCGTCGGTGCTGCCGTAGACATCGCCGATGGCGATGCGCCAGTTGTTGGCCTCGGTTGCGCCGATGTTCAGCGCGCGAGCGAGCTTCTGCGTCTCGACGGTCAACTGCACCGTCTCGTCGATGCCTTTTTTGGCCAGCATCCCGGCCCCCACAACGGCGGCCATCCCAGCCCATGCACCCCGCAACTTCCCCACGGCCCCCTCAATCCCCCCAGAGCCTTCTTTAACCTTCGATGCCAGCCCAGACCTTGCATTGCCGGCTTTGTTTGTCTCTTGGTCGGCTGCTTGGCTCATGCGCTTGAACTCATCGCGCATACCAGACACAACTCCCTTCAAGAATTCGCCGGCCTGCCCCATGCCAGAGCGGAACTTCTCGAAGCTGGCGACGAGCTCGACGGCTACTTGATCGGTCACAGTGGGGATTCCTCGCGCACGTTGAACATGCTGAACAGATCGGAGTAATCCGATTCTTGGCTATGGCTTGCTTTCTGTTTCGGCTTAATGCCTAGATAGCTTGCAATCATCAGGTGGACCGGCGGGTGATCTGCCCAGTAGCGGTTAAGTGAATCAAGCCGGGGAATATCGACATTCTCGGTGATATAGTCCCACGTCCAGCCGGTCGAGGCTGCGACGTGGGCTATCAGCTCGCCGAAGTCGGTTAGTTCCCCGGCACCGCTTCCCCCACCGTGGCGGCCTCTGATTCAAGCGCACGCCGCTTGAGCCCACTCACGTCCATGACCGCCTCAAACACCTCATTCATATTCTCAAGGCCAATCATGTCAGCCACGGCATCACGGGTGATGTCTTGGTAGTTCCGGCGAAGCGCGGAATGCACGGCATCAATGACGGTGGCCACCTGATCGCGGTCACCGATATCACCGCTAAACTTCATGATGCGTTCTTGTAGTTGCTCAAGCGCACCAAGTGAAAGCGGCGGGACAATCATCGTCTCGCCGCTTAGGTTGATGGCAATGCCCTTAATTTTGGGTAGGGTCATCGTGCGATTACTCCGATGTTCCGATGTAGGCCACATCACCATTAGTATCAGCGAAGGCTTCGAGGTCAATTTCAGGGACGCTAAAGTCATCATTCTTTGCCGCGAACGATAGTTTCGACGAAACCACGCACGGCAGGCGCAGATAGAAACTCTTACCATTAAACGGCAATGATAGGGAAAGCGAAAAGGTCGGGGCATAGCCCATCAGTAAGTTTTTCACCGTAAGATTTTTTGCAGTGGTACTCGTTGCTGTGTATTCGTAGTTGATAAATACCAGCTTGCTGGTGTCAGCTGCCGCGAAGGTATAGACGCCAGCGGCCACGCTGTACTGGCCGGCGGTCGGAGCCGATGCCACGCGCACCATCGGCAGGCCATTCGCATCGCGCACGCCGAGATCACGCGACCAGGTGCCGGACGCGGGAACGGTCGGAGTGATTGCGAACGGCGTCGTCGGGATTACCGCGCCCACTGCATCATTCACTGCGGCAATGATTCCGCTCGTCAGCGTCTGGCCGAAGAACAGGGAGTTATACAGCGTGCCATTCACCTGTGCGGCCTTTGCCTTCCCGCTGATCTTGCCCTTGCCGCGACCGACGGCGACAGGGAATTGCCCTTGCCCGTGCAGTGTTTTGGTCTCGAAAGAAATATCGATGGACACATCTTGCAGTACCCCAAACTGCTGCGGGGTTGGGTTAGTGATAGCGTTGCCGTTTGCGTCGGCAGTGGGGATGCCGAACATCGCGCCGGAGCCAAAAAGATACTGGGCCATTTATGTTTCTCCAAAAGTAAAAGCCCCGCGTTTGCGAGGCTGTTGGGGTGGTGCTGGGGTGTGGTTAAGTTGCGAGGATTGCAACGGGGATGATGGCAACGGCCTGTTCGCCAAGCGTACCCTCATCCGTCTCAATCGATCCCTCGATCCTGCAATACTCGACGTTTGAAAGCCCAAGCGTATTCTTTCCGGTAATCGGGTGCACAGCGTTGACTTTGTTGCATACCGCATCAACGAGCGGGTTTAAGAGCGTGGCCGGTGCCACCTTGCCCGGCGCACGCACGTATAGATACAGGTCACAGCGCAGCACCCACTTTGTCGGCTGCCCCGTCTTGGTTTGTGCTGACTCATTCACCTGCGCCTGAAATAGCGCAGGCTGCTCGCCCTGTGGTGTGTCAGTCCAGTGCTTAAGCCTTCGGCTTACAGTAGTAAGCCCAGGGATCGCAGCAAGCTGCGCAAACAGTGCTGAATAAATTTGTTCGCGGTTCATTTCGCGCCACCTGCGAATTTCTGCGCAGTTGCGTAAACATCAGCAATAAATGCAGCACGCATATCTGCAAGGGCAGAGCGAAGAAACGACCGCTCTGGGAGGTTGACATTGCGAGAATGCGCTTTGACATTGGCAACAACTGGCGTCGCCAGTCTCTTGCCCCATGCCTGTTTCACTTTGCGCATGTGCCCCTTCACCGTCACCGTGCCGTGAAACCCGTATTCATGCACTCGGGCATATTTTACGTTTGTGCTGACCTTGCCAATGACTGCGCCAGATTGCTCAAAGATTTCGCTATCAATGCTGCGCCGCAAGTTGCCTGTGCGGACTTTCAGCACCTGCCCAGATAGCTTCCCTGCCATCACAAGGCGCTGCAATTTTAATGCGTTCCTGCCGACCGTTGCACGCATTTCAGATTCCGCCGCGCGGGGGATGCTTAGCAGCGCCGCTATCGCCTTATCATCACCTAAGATTTTGCCGTCTATCATGGCGTCACACGCACATATTGACGCAGCACAGCTTGCGTGCTTTTCGGAAGCGCCGATGTGTTAAATGTAACGGTTTCTCCAGCCAACGATTTCGACACAAAGCCAATCCAGTCACGTTCACGATAGCGTAGGCCAATCATTTCATTCACAGCCTGCTCGATATCGGCGGGGATATCGGTATAGCCTGCGGTGTATGTGATTTCGACATTACGGCGGCCTAAGGAAAAACGACCGCCGCCAACCAGCCAAACCGCGCGGTAATCAAAGCAAAACCCCACGCCACGCGACTCCACTAGCTGGTAATCCATGCCATCCACCGCGACAGATGCCACGCTTGTGATTGGACGCATGGGGGGGTGGATGATATCGGCCCCATTTCCGTCCAGCACGTCTGTGTATGTTGAGCTGCCAATCGAATAGCCTACCTCATAATCCACCGCCACCGATGCCGCAGTAATCAGCTTCGCAAGCACAGTATCACTACTGCTATCAGTAATGCCTAAGTATTGCTTCAGGCTTGCCAGCGTTGTGAGGTCAGACATGTGCGCCCAGCTTATTTTTTCTTACTGCGGGGTGATGGTGATGCTTCCGGCTCTGAATCGTCCATTGCTCCGTCCTGACCTGCGGACACGAACCCAAACTGAAACAGGTGCCCAGCGTGCGCATCGTCAACGGTGAATACACCGTTAGAATCCGGCTGGTAGTTGACGCCGGCAACACTCACATCAGTGATGCCTTCTGGTGATTTCAATTTCATATCGCCTCCCAAAAAGACCGCCCGGCGCATGGCAGGGCGGCCTATTCTCCAGTGTTAGACCTTGATGTTCTTCAGCACACCAAATGCCGGCGGGAAGTAGTTTTGCAGCAACTCATCGGCATAAACACCATACTCATACCGACGCGTCCGAAGCGGCCACTCGACTTGGTAATACTCACGGCGTGACTTGATTTGCAAAATGTTGCCGACGCCCGACAGCGGGTACGGCACGCCATCGCTGTAGAACACGATCATGCCGCCCGGCATGTCGGGATGCACCTCGACCTTCACCTGCTTATTGGTGATCTTGTTGAGGTACGTTCCGATGACTGTGCCAGCATCAATGCGTGCGCCGCCCGCATCCATGTTGACGCGGATCAGCGGCGCGCCGCCATTGGCAATTACCAGCTTATTCATAGCAAGCAATGTGGTGCCAGACACATACATCACATCGGGCGACAGGCGGTAGCCATCCCAGAACGAGCCGAAGGCGTTGTCGATCTCGTTGATGCCGCCAGCGCCGTCACTGGTCAGCGCGGTACCGACGCCAGCCGTGCCAGTCGGCAGGGCGACGTTGTACGCGCCGGAACCGCCAGCGAAAATCTGCGTCAGCAGGCCGTCAAACGCCAGCGCGTCCTGCGACTTGTCGCCGGCCAGCAACGCAGTGGCGGCCTGGGTGCCGGTCGCGGTCGCGGTGATGGCGACGGTGTTGATCGCGGTGATCGCACCGAGAACTTCGGCACCAGCCGCGCCCCAATACCATGCATAGCTAACAGCGCCATTAACGATGGCGACAGTAGCGGTGGCACTGCCAGTCGGGCCAGTGACAGCAACGGTTGCATTCGCCGACTTTGCAGCATAGCCGCCGTTCACCGTGTCGGTGCTGCCATCGGCATTGGTGCGGGTGCCGCCGATGGTCAGGCCGCCGGAGACGGTGCCTTCGCGGGCGGCAACTAGCGATAGCGCGACACAAATGACCGAGAGGGTCTGGTTGGCGAGCGTGCCGCCAGATGCGCTAGCAGCGAGCGTCGGGGTTGGGGTAGTGCCCAGCGCGATGCTGTTGTTGCCGCCGAGGATGACGCGCTCCTCCTGAATCATCGTCGAGTTCAGCAGGCCCAGCACGGCTTTGGCCTTGGCGTTGTCGAAGCCCTCTGCGGCATAGTCCGCCTCGAACGACACGTTGTCCTCCAGGCCGATGCCGCGATAGGCGGCGGTCTTATCGACAACCGAAGTCGTGATGATGCCGCCACGGTTGCCCTCAGACACACCGGGGCGGACGTTGGTCACGTTCACGCCAGTGATTGACTTCCAGTTCGTTGCGGTGCCGCCATTCCCCTTGACGCGCGGGATTTTGTTACGCAGCGGGGTTAGGACGGGGTACAGGTTTTTTGCCGCCGGCTCAAGGTCATAATTGACAAGGCCGGTGGCCTGAGTAAATGCCTTAGCGATAGCATCAGGCAGGGGGGCAGACTGCGCGGCTTTTAACAGCGCCAAGGTGTTTTCGGTATGTGACATGGTGTTTCCTCCAAAATGTGCTACCCGCAAATGCGGGATCGTGGGGTGGTTGCGGGTGGACGGTATTACGGGTAGAGGCGCTGGCCTCCACTCAGATGCGCCTTCTGGATGAGTGCAAGCGGGTCTTTATCGTCAGCGCTGGCCTTCGATAATCCGGTGTCACTCACATCGTCGGCTTTCTCGACCGCCCGCAACACCCCTTTGATGGGAGCCGGTTCGGCTTCGAGTTCTTTCACGCGCTTGGTGAGTCGGTCACGGTCGGTGACAAGGTTTGCAATCACCTCGGCGCGTGGCGCGTCGGGCTCAAACCCAGCCGCCTTTACAATGTCGGCAAGACCATCACGCTCTGGCGATACGATGGACTGCGCTTTTGCAATCGCATCACTCAGCGCGGCGCGTACTTCGGCGGCTGGATTATCAGCTTTCAACGCGGCCTGATCGCCAGCTTCGGATAGCCGCGCCTTGGCGGATTCCACATCATGCGCGACAAGCTGCAACAACATATCGTACAGCGTGGATGCGACGCCACGCGCAGCCTCGGCAAGACCGGCGGGGGCATCATCGTAAGCTGCGCAGCAGTCAATATCGCTTGCAAACCACGTCAAGTTATCGGCTAGGCGGGCGAGCTCGCTGATCTGGTAGGTGGACTTGGTGATGCTTGGCTTGGCGGACTTTTCAGATTCTTCGCTATCGCATTCTTTCTTGGCCGATTGCTTGTCCTTGGCCTTTTCCTCTTCACCGTTGCCATCGCCGCCTTCATCGGTATTTGGCTTTTTTTCACCCGGCTTTGGCTTTTTGTCTTCCTCGCCCTCTTCATCTTCCTCGACTTCGGCCCCGTCCGCCTTGTAACAGGTAAATACCGCGTCTGGATTCGCCGGGCGATCCACGAGCGAGACCTCGGTGAGCGCCAGGGCGGTGATCTTGTTCTCGTCGATCTCGTCGCGCTTGAGCACCTTGCCGGCGATGGAGAAGCCCTTGTAGACCCCCGACTGCACCTTCTTTATGGCGATGGGATCGACCACGTGCGCGGTGAAGTCGGTCGAACCGGCATCGTTCACGCCGATGTTCAGGGCGGTTCCTGCGGCCTTCTTGGCGTCGTGCATCTCGCGCACAGCACCGAAGCGCATATAGTCTGGGATTGCGGCCTTCATCGCGTCGGCGGTGACGATCTCGCCCTGCGAATCGACCGACTCCGTGGAGGCGATGCCGGTCACGATGATGGTGCCATCTTCCTGCGGGTCAGCCTTTTGGATCGTCCCGTACAGGCGCTTGAGTGTCATTGTATTTCTCCTAGTCATGCTGCAATGTCGTGTACTTCATCGTCGAATACCGGCACGACGGCACACCGGCAGTTGGGGTGGTTTGGCGGAGCATCAACGCCTGTGGGGAAAGCCTCATTGATGCCGACGGTGCCGGCGTCTTCGCAAATCTCGCACTCATCTGACACCCGGTCATCTTGCGCAGTGAGCCATCGCTTCCCGACAACGCCAGGAACCGAACGATAGGACGCCATTGCCCCGGCAACGTCTGCCGTTGCCATCTCCGTGCGCGATACCATGATTGCCCGCGACTCAGAAAATGCGGCGGATTGCTCAAGCGCGTTTGCAAGCTCTGCCGGGCTTAAGCCATCACGCAACCCGCGCATCACTTCATCGCGCACCATGTCGCGGGTTGCGCTGGTGATAACCCATCTTGCATTGGGGTTATCGACAAGCACACCCCCCACAACCTTGCGCCCAACCATCTCGGCAGCACGATACGTTGCCCACTCACGCGCCCGTGTGCGCATGGCGGCGATGACTGCATCATCAAACACCCCAAGCGCCTCTAGCGTCGCGCTGCCGCCGTCAACAGCCATCCCAAACAGGAAAGGCTCCATAAGCTCTGGCAGTGTGTCCACCCATGCATCAAACGTCATTCCTGCCAGCAACACTTCGACGAATGCCATCGATGGCGCTTCATCATCATTTGCTTTGTGGATAGCGATACCAAACCCCGCACGTAATTTTGCGGCCGCATTCTTCGCCTCGGAACGCAGGAATCGCTTAAGTCGCGCCATGAGCTTTGCGCGAAGGAGCTTCACCGATTTACGCTCATGCTGCACAGGCTTGAACCCGCCCTTCAGCAAGTGATGCGCGAAAGGATCGCCACAATCGGATGGCCCCACATCGAAGCGGATCAAGCATCACCCCGCTGTGCCGTTACGGCTTCATTCTGTCCGCCAACGTGGGCATGCACCGTCACACCCTCCACAAACACATCCGGCGCTTTCATCTCCGGCACATTGACGGTGACATGGATAGGCCGATCGCCTTTCTCTGCCACGGCTGAATCATCTGCCGACGCGGTTCCCGCAATTGTTTTCGCTTCGCCGGCTTGTCCGCCAATGACCGGCTCCGCTGGCCTCAAATCTTCCTTCTGTTCTGGCGTCAGCGGCAGACGCCCAAGGTCGGCACGGACTTCATCGGGATGCAGCACCTTTGCGCCAAGATAGATGGCGTTGATCTGCGCTTGCTCTAGCGGGTCGATCGTTTCTTCATTGATCCAATCAAACTCAAGATCGGATAGCCCAAAAAAAGCAGGTGATTGGATGATCGTGTCCATCATCCCTTTGACCCACTTTTGCAGTGGCGCTAATCCCTCCGATAGCGCCTGCTCACGGTTTGTCTCGGCAGTTGCGCGATTGACCTGCGCAACAAAAGGCGTCACCTCAACCGAGAATGCATAGCACACAACCCGCGCCAACCATTCGTCGAACACGTCTTTGAGCGGCGGTAGTTTTGTTTCATGGAAATTCTTACTGATCTCTCCGGGCACGAACCGGAGTTTTCGGCGCTTTGCTTGATCCCCCTCGAAAAGCGCGTCCCAGTATTCTTGAAACTCACCGATCTGGCGCGTACTCCATTCTGCCGGAACGCCTGCAAGCGCATCGGGAACGCTCCCCACATCGTAGTAATCAAGCATCGCAACCTGCCTGCGCAGGGCGATATTTACCGTCATGATGATTTGCTCAACCGGCGAGTAGCCATACACCTTGTGCGTGCGCGGGTTGCGAGGCTTGTACACAAGTTCATCGCGGGTGTAGTGCACCGCCGAAACGCCCTTTAGCACTTGCGAATACGCGGGCTCTGGTGGCTGTGGCGAGCGCCCATATGCATCTAGCAATAGCTTGATAGATGCGCCGTCAACGGGCTCAAAGCCATACAAGTCGCCGCCTTTCGTGCGCCGCGCGTACAACGATGGCGCATCAATAACGAGCATGTCTTCCAGGAGCATGCGCAGCCATTCGTCCCATGTATGGATGCGATCTGGCGATGCAAAAAAGCTAATCAGCGCATCGCAACGCGCGTCCTGATCCTTGCTTTTCCCACGCTTGTTAATCGTCCACTCAAGTTTTGCCATCTGATCTTTGCGGGTTTCGATAACCAGGCGCAGCAAGTCATACCCATCCGCAAGCGCCCGCATCTGGCCGAAGCTGATAGCCTCGCCAGCGCGCGGGGAGCTCTGGATGTTGTACCCGGTGGGATAGTCGAACTGCCGCCCTGCCACGCCCTCAGGCGCTTGTTGTGGCGGTGCAGCCATCGGCCCAAACCAATCCGGCCCCTTGCCAGTGAAAGCAAAGCGCAATCCGGCTGCAACTTGCGCAATGATGCCAGCCGGAACCGGTGCCCCCATATTGTTCCGGTTATCCGCCATTTTAGAATTTATCCCCTCTTTCCTTTCGTGCTTGTGTTGCCATGAAGTCGAGCATTGAAGATGGCCCATCGTCCATCAACTCTGTGATTGCCCAAACAAGTGCATCCATGCGGTCTGGCGATTTCTCGCTCACCGCCGGATCGTAATCACAGAGTTGGTCTTCTAACGCGCCAAGTGTGCCGACATGGTGCACACGGCCTTGCTCATATAGCGCTGCAATGGGCTCCGCGCGTGCTGTCTTGCCGCGCGATGCCCGTACAGCGGTATAGCTGATATTTCTATCGATGTTACGCAGGACGGTTTCAACAAGGTCGCCGCCGTTGTTCACTTCGCCCACGATGCGATCTGCGCTCGTGTCGTGATATGCCTTGACCGCACGCCGCCCCCATTGCTCTGGGGTATCGCGCAGGCTGTAATCAGCCAGCACGTAGAAATGCGCCACCGAGTCCCCGCTCTGCAGGCGTTCCCGCGCGCGCGCGGCAACCACGATGCCAGTTTCATCACTGTCAGCATTACTTGTTACCGCCGGATCGATGGCAACAACAATACGTTCAAGACCCTCTGGCACCATGACTACCCGATGATCTTCGATGTTCCCGCGCTGCCATAGAGCGTTCGGGTTGTCATCAAGGATTCGTGCGTATAGCTCCTGCTGGCCTAGCCGCGTCCCCTCATACTTGCGCCGAATGCTTGTGATGAAGGATGCAGCTAGATTTTCTTCGTTTTCAAACGTGCTTCCTGCCGTCACGACAAAGCGAGGATCGCTTACAAGCTGCTTCACCAGCTTTGTGGGCTTTGGCGTTGTTGTAACGATTGCAATCGGATGTGGGCCTAGGCGCAGGCCAAATTCCAGCATGTCCCATGCATCGGGGTATCGCCACGCTGCAAGTTCATCGGCCCATGCAATGTCGTGCTGCGGCCCGCGTAGACGATCGGGTTCATCCGCCGAATAGAGCGTGGCAATTGCTCCGTTCGGCCAAGTGAGCCGGCGCTTTGATGGCTCATAAATTGGACGTGCCCAAGGCGGCGCACAGGCGAGGATGCCGCTCTCGCCCTCGACCATCACATCCCGTGCATCTGCGGCAGTCGGCGCAACAAATGCAGCCCGCCCATATTTTCCGCCCTCAACCTTCGATCTGATCGTTTCAGCACCCACCCGAGTCTTGCCCCAGCCTCGCCCGGCAAGCGCAAGCCACCCCATCTTGGATCGATCCACGATCTCCTGTGGCAACCGCTGCGATGGTCGAGCGAACACGCCATCCCAATCGTATGCGAGTGCCAGAATCTCGCGGTCGGAGAAGCCGGCCAGGAGATCGGACACAACTTACTCCTCGGCCGGCTTGTCCTTGTTGCCGGCAAGCCTGCGGGCAAGGCGCAAGCGTGCTGCCTCAAGTGTCGATACTTCCACCGGCCCGCCTTCCGGCCCGCTTATCTCAACCTTCTGGCGCTCGCTCCAACCGGCGCGCGCCTTGAGGTAAAAGATCGCCGCCCCTAGGTCATTCCCCTCGGTTGCCCGCGCATACAGTGTCCCCGCCACCGCTGCAATTCCGTGAGCCTCACCCAAATCAAGCTCATCTTGGTAGTACTTTTTTAGCGTGTTGACGGAGCTGATCCCAACAATCTTTTTGATCATCTCATGTGGCACCCCAACACGCGCGTAAGCCAGTACGGATGCTCGGGTTTCTGCGGTTGGCACGTGCATGGCGTTATTCACTTACTCCGCACGCCTTGCGCGTGCTCGTTATTTCAGATTGCAGCCAAATCACTTGCGCGTC